GGGGATCTTCTATTTCGAGCGTCATGCCTTCCTGTACCCCGGAACATATACTATCCATTTATCAACCTTGTTGTTAAGTGGATTGAGTGTTCCGGTGAGGAGTGGACTATTGATAGACTAAAATCTATCAAGTTGGATCTTATCCGTACTAGATCAGGTTTAGAACCTGTTTCTACATGGATAAAGTCTTCCAGTAAATCTCACTTTGGTGGGATTATTGGTCGCATAGAACGTCAATCATTTGTCTCTGACAAATGGTTCAATTCTATGATCCAACTCCTTCAAGTTTATTCTTGGTTCATTGCAAAGGGGGTAACCCCTAAGCAATCCAAGAAGTTCCTTGATGGAGTCCTTGCACGCCCTCCACCTCGAGATGCGGTCGCTTTCGCATCAGTCTACATTGACCATGGATCACGCATTGCGGGATTCAGGACATGTAGGTTTATGCCTAAGCCTAGACCCTTAGTGGAAACTATCCCGTCACCAGACAGGAAAGCTCCGCTTCTGGGTCGGTCAGTCAAGGAAATTGATGGAATCATTGATTCTCTCAACTACCTATGGTTGACCACGAAAGGCCGGGCCCACTACAACCGATTCAAACCCTTTTATGACAATGTCATGGAGGGATTGGACTGGTGGAAATCATGGTTATACAAATGCACAGGATCTTACGGTCCTATGCCAAATGTGTCCGATGATTTCGTCGTGGGTCGTATTGGTCTAATCCAGGAACCTGGCTATAAGCTTCGTGCTGTAGCCAATCCCGGAAGAGTCTTCCAAAAGGTTCTTGAACCTTTAGGAAATACTCTGTACAGAATGCTCAAGGTTTTACCTTGGGACTGTACTTTCGACCAAGGCAAAGCGCTTCCTGCATTGCAGGAAAGGCTTGCTCAAGGTGGTGTGGTTCACTCCATCGACCTGTCTGGTGCTACGGATTATTTTCCGTTGTCGGTGCAATTGCACCTACTTCGAAAGATCTTTCCGGCCAAATGGGTAGACTTATTCTCTGAGATTTCTCAGGGAACATGGGAGATGCCTGGTTTCGATCAGGTATCTTGGAAACGAGGCCAACCGTTAGGATTATATCCTTCGTTTGGTGCGTTTGCATTAACCCATGGTTGTCTCCTCCTAGGATTGCTGAACAAAGAGTTTGACTCTGAGTTCTTCGTCCTTGGAGACGATGTAGTGATCCTCGACGAAGAGTTAGCACATCGTTATCATGCTCTTATGAGTATGCTAGGATGTCCTATCTCTGAATCCAAGACTATCCAATCTCGAACTCTTTGTGAGTTCGGGGGTAAGATAATAACTTCGAAAGAAGTTATCCCGCAATTCAAATGGAGACTCGTTTCTGACGAGTCCTTCATTGATATTTGCAGGAATCTTGGACGCCGATCCGTGAAGCTTCTCCGAACACGCCAAAGAAAAGTGATAGATCAGATTTCTGATCTACCAACTTGCCTAGGTGGGTTTGGATGGAACCCCCAGGGAGAATCTCTTGAGATTCGTCTCAATAGACATCCTTGGATATGGGATCCTGTGAAGCCTCGCAGTCGAATCACGAGCTATACGGGCTATAGCATCAGAAACCTTATGGCTTCTGAAAGCTATCGCCGTACACTTAAAGATCAGCCAAACTTGGCTTGCTCTTTGAGTGATGACCTCGACCAGAGGTCATGTGCTCTTACCAAGAACTACCTGGGGAACCATTTGGTTCCTTGGAGTAGTATTCTTGGTAAAAATCTCGATGAGGTGCTCACACTCCAGTTACTGGATTGTGATTTGCCAATCGAGATGGTTCGGGACCAAACCTCAACCCTCTCCCAATGGGAGAGGAAGTTAGGTGCGGTAACCACTCAGGTCAGCATGACCACGAAGTAG